CGCCTACTTCCTGGACGATTTGGTAATTACTAATAACCTTAGGATCACCTCCTTTAAATACAGTAATATACGCTCTACCATCCTTACCAATATATGGACGCAAACTCCCTACATTTAATTGTCCTTGGGCTAACAATTGCCCCGCCACTGCTCCTTGAGCTTGGCCGTCTTTTCCTATCAAATCAACTTGTGTATTCATTTTTCTTTCCTCCTTTCGTTATATGATTCTCACTTTAATACGCTTGTTATACCCAAGAGCACCGCTGGATTCACCTCCACTTGAATCTGAAAGATTCACAGCTTCCAATGCTACTCCTACGATAGGACTATTCACTGGTTCTAATCCTCCTGCAGAGTCAACCGTAAGTTTCTTCAGTGAACCTGTTCCATTTGATGTTAAAAAATCACCGATAGAAACATCCTCACCGTCTTGTAGAATAGCATAAACCTGATCACCCCTTCCAGGGATCCAGACTTGAATCTTGTTACTTGCAGCGATATTGTCATCAATACCTTTACCCTGCAATTCATCCTCCAATGCGAACATTGGAAGAACAGTTCCACCTGCTGTTGAATGAGCCTGTACTGTACCAGCACTGTCTAATTCAAGCAAGGAACCCGGAGTTATTGCAACCTCAGTTGCTGTGATTTCTTCAATCACATCCGAGTACTTCTTAATTTTAATAGTGTTATAAGCCATTACTTTTCCTCCTCCTTATTTATTTTAACACCGGTTGGAAGCAAAACTTCTTCCGTGTTGGTATTAATTGGTTTTTCACTGTGAGCATTCAAAGAATAATCACCTTCCACTTTGATCGAGGCGTAAACCTTATCTAAAGTTTCTGCGTTCATTGCTTTCAAATCCTCTTCTTTCCATACATCTTTGGCATTATCCATAATACCTTTGATTTTCTTTTCACGCTGTTCTGAATGTAATTTTAATCCGGAACGTGCGGAATCCTGCATTTCATCAGGCATTAACTGAATGTATTCTTCCTGTTTGGAAAATAATTCCTTTACCGCCTGTTTTACTTGCTCCTTATTAATTTCTGGAGCAGATTGTTCTTCAACTTTTGGCTCATTAGGAAACAACTTTTCAATCGTATCCTCTTCCTGAGTTAATAGCCACTTCTTGTCTTCATCAGTAAACTTGGTCAATTTATTGTTGATCAGTTCCTGAACCCTTTCCGGGCAACAAGGAGTTTTCTTGTCATCACTCATAATTTTAACCTCCTTTTTAGGTTTGTTATTACTAGAAAATTTTGTCCGCTTCAAAGCCATAGAGACATACTTTACATCCCTACGAACTTCAACAGGATCGCCATCAAACTCAACCGTCTCATCCTCGTTTGTCTGATATGTTAGTTTGTACAACGCGGAACCCTGATCCCTTTTTCTGACTTCATAAACAAACGAATCCTCAAATACTTCTTGTAGGTAGTATGTTGAAAAATCACTATCCATTGTGTCAAGTTTTGTTTGAATCGCCTGAACCAGCGTTCTGTATCCTTGCTCGTTATCTCCGATTTCGGATACTACGAACCCTTTCTGACTCAAACTTTTCATCGCCTCCAGTAATGTACTACCTTTAGCAAATACTTCATCTTTCACTTCATTACCTCCTTTCTTATTGTTACGAATACCACAACCATCTTCCCAAGAACAGGCACCTTTCTCGCCGGGCAGGAGAGCCAGGTGATCTGGTCTGTGATTTCTGGCAATAGCTTGATAATGCTCATTATTCCATTCGCCTTCTGTTGTATCATCATCTGTAAATACTCCAACACTAACCTCTAATGAACGACCTTGGCGAATGTAAGCCAATGCAGTTGGATGTAAAGTTCTTATTCTCTCTTCATCCAACCACACTTCAGCTTTTAATTTATTGTCCTCCATGTGTGTATTATAAACCCTGCCCACAATCTCCGAATCAATTACTTGTGGAGAATTGGCAGAAACATTTTGGCCGTTTTCCTCTGGGTGTCTTACCACCACCGGTATTCCATTCCATGATGCTGGTACTTTTCCAAGTTCCGCAGCACTATGAAAAATTGGGCCGTGGTTACCAAAATGAACCCCCTCGATCATCATTACAACAGGTGCTACCAAATGTGGTTTGCCCTGATGTCGTATGGTTCTGATGTCATAACTGGTATTTATTTGTACTAAGTTTTTCATATCTTTATTGATTTTCAAATACTAATCTTTTTGTTATTGATGATTGTTTAAATGGCAGTGCAAGACATCTGCACTGCGGGTGGAGCGGAATCATCCCCTCAATCCTATCCAGCGTAAACACTTCTCTTTCCAAAGCACCACAACGATCACAAACCCTATCATCACCAGCCGTCACGAATTCAGCCTTTACTTTAACGCCTTCAACTCCCCAATTCCTATACTCCTGAATCGTCGCGTTGTGATGAGCCCTTATTATTTCTGTGCGAGCTAACATTTCAGCTCTACGAGCCGCTGGAACAAATCTCCCCAACGTATCAGTCAAAGCCAAATCACCCATTCCAGTCCCATTAATTGCACTAACCAATTTCCTTGCTAATAAACGTGGATTATCTCCGTCCGCTATTCCTTGGGCTAGTATCCTACTTATTTGGGTGTCCATAGCAGTTGTGATGCCTTTTAAGCCACTGAACACCCTACTATATAGTAATCCTACTCGATCCATGTGGAAGGGTGTAGACATACTTATTTCAATTCCTCCTGTTTGATCAATTGTTGGTACGTCAAACCCGGCTTTCTTCAATTCATATCTTGCTCTAATTACTCCCCTCTTATAACTATCCTGAATATACTTATTTGTCCAAGCTGATTCAATACCTACACCTACTTGTTGAAATTCTCCTACTTCCAAAATTCCTCTATCCGTTTGGACTTTCAACCACTCCATGAAGGCATTAACCTTATCCGCTGAACGTGGAAATACAAATGCTTGTCTGCCTGGAGGTATCATTTGGTAAAAACCGGCACTCAATCCAAAACAATCCTCTTCTATAATAGCTTTTCGTATTACTACTGCCAATTCACGGAATCGCTTTCTCATTTCCCTGGCAAATCCGTTTCTTAAAATTGTGGTACGGGTTGGATCCCTACGTAAATAGGTCTGAATGTCTGAGTGCGTATGTATTACTGTTTCCATTATTCCTCTGTTTGAGCTAATCTCTGTTTTTCAATTTCTTCTTCCTCCGGCGTTAATACATTTGCCTCCTCTTCCTTTATTTGGGTTTCCCGGGCTGCTTCAATCTGTTCAATTTCTTCTTTGGACAATCCTAAGAAATACTTCAAAAACTCAGCGGGTGGAATTGTCATTTCTGCCATCGGACTGGATGCATACTTACTCAACGCCTCTGCACGTTCTTTCCCTATTTCAACCCTTGACTTCTCACTTGGTGCAAATAAATCCTGCCACTTAACAGTATATCCATCCTTTCCAGCTTCCGGTAATATTCCAAATTCAATACAACGATCAATAAATGGTCGTACAATGCCAGGTTCTGCGTAATCTTCCCTACGAGACTGTATATACGTCCTCATTTCATCGCTATCCTGTGTGCTGGATAGTTCTCCACGTTCCGATCCTGTTAATATACGCTTTGGTATTCCTGTTTCGGCTGAAATCATTTGTATCTGTATATCCACGTGACTTGATGGATCAGATATTTGCTGAGCCAACGCCTCATATGAAACACCTTTATTTATTAGTATTCTCCGCAGGTTATTTTCATACTCATCAATCTGATTCTGTAAATCATCCTCCATTTCCGGAGTCATTTCATAATCTTCACCTATTTTACCTTGAAAACCTGGTCGTGCTCCCCGCCAAAACATTTCAGCATCTCCTCCAACTATCTTCTCCAAATCCATTAAACGATTATACACAGCTTCCATCCTGGGCGTTCCTTTCACTTCCGACTCCATCATATCATCCGTCACATGAATCACTCTGGTATAATGTACCTTTACTTCAGTGGTTTTCGTTGTTATCCCTGTATCAGCTATCGTAATTGTGTATTCTACGGGCAATCCATAACGAGCATTCCCTGATTTGCTTTCATACCTGGAAATATCAACGCTTCCCTGTCCAAATGGTTTTACGTATAACAGTTTTGAAGCACCTACAACCGGACTGTTATGCGCTTCAATATTTCTAGCATCTGACAATCCTAAAAACAATATACCAAACTCTCCAATACCTGTTAATTTATCCAGCCTGCCAAACTTGCTTGTTAATTTCAATTCCTTTTTCAGCATCAGCCAATCCTTCTCCAAAGCTGTTTCCTTGTCATCATCCGATTCTATTATTTCCAATCCACCTCGCCAAGTCATTTTAACCGGACGATTAATTATAGCTTTAGCAATATCCTGTCGATAATACCGAGCTTCATAGTCTTGGTAGGTTATTGTTAATGGATATCCAAGTGCTTCATATAGCTTACGGTCTCCACCATATTGCTCCCCTAATCTACCAGCCAACTGCATCCTCGCTGCAATGGCTCCTAATACTTGTATTTTATTTTCTTGAGCAGGTGTCATAATTCTGTTTTCATACATTCTGTAATCTGCGATAACCTAAAACTCTATCCTTATCCTTCAAAGAAATATTCACTTGGTTGTTTTGATTCCCTGCAAGTAAATATATATCTCCATTTCCATCCTTACCAGCGTACAACCCAACATGGCCCTTCCAACTTACTATACTTTCTCTCCATAATACTACTACATCTCCTAATTCTGGTTGTAAAGTTTCTTCCCCTACAAACAACCAACTCCGGGCATTTAATTTGAAACTCCTTTCACAGCCGCATTTTAAAGCTACCCAGTTTATAAAACAACTACACCATGCTGTTTCATCGTCATCAATCCAATCAAAACCAATATCTGCAAACCAATCTAAAATGGTTTGGTTATGTTTCTCTCCTACTATTTCCGTAAGTCCATAGAATTCCGAAGCCTTTAGGTACATTTCTATATTAGGTTTTATGTATCCCATTTCTTTTTCTGTAAAAAAGTTAGTTAAAAATTTACCTATCACACCAACACCTAAAGCAATATAAGCTAATACATTATTCCCTCCTGCTATTGACGAACTTGTAATAACAGCGCTGCCTGCCAGTAATGCATCTCCAAGCCTTCTCAGGTTTCTGGGTGTTGGTTGTCCGTAAGATCGTCGTGAAAATTTCATATCATTTCTCTTTCCGACATAATTAATATTTATTTATTTTTTCCCTTAACAAATTCATTCACCGCAATAGTCCATACCCATAAGATAACACCGAACCCACAAAATACAGTATTCACAGGAATATCCTCAACCGGTCCAGGAGCAACTTTATAAGTCACCGCCGATAATAGAAAAATAACCAATGGAAATAAATAGATCCATGGCTTACTTTTGAATACGTTAATAAATTTTTTTTCCGACATAATTAATATTTATTTATTTTTTTTATTATACAATCCATTTAGTCTTTCATTTAATTCCTTAAAAATCATTTCGCTTTCTTCTTTTGTCAATTTTACCTCAGCGAATAATTTCAGAAGTCGTTCTATTTCTTCATAATCCATCTTCTATTCATTAAAAGGTTCCCAATACCTGTTGTAAGGTTCATCACCATCAGGGACAGTTACATTTGCATTTATCTTACTTATCCAAGCCTGATCGTTAATAGTAGGATAATATACCTTATCTCCTATTTGATAAGCATCATGTGCGCCCTCAGGCTGAACCCATACACTTATAACCTCAGGATCAGTCCAAACATTCCAAAGAGTGGGAGT